CCTGATCACAGTATTCGCCCCCTACTTGAACAGGTAGGGGGTTTTACTATTACAATATTGATGTTTCTAGTTCCTATTTTAATTTTAATTTTACTATGACTTTTCTTGTATTCTCTAAAGACGGTTGCCCTTACTGTACTAAAGTTGCACAGGCACTTAAGCTCGCTGAAATGAAGCATGTGATATATAAACTTAACCAAGACTACACTAGACAAGAATTTTACACAACATTTGGAAATGGATCTACCTTCCCACAGGTAAGAGTATTTACTGAAGAAGAAGGTGAAAGGACCATCGGTGGGTGTAGTGAAACGGTTAAGTATCTACGAGAAAACAAACTGATCTAATGGACAATACCTGGGAACTTCTAAACATTGTTGAGAGAACAATTGATAGTGCATTCCAAGGCAAACAGATGCTTAACATGTATGAGTATTTGAAGTCTATCAAAGCAACTAAGAGAGATGCTACTGAATTTATTGATAGTTCTGTAGCCAGAGAGATTCAACTTCTTGTTATGGATCTTGAGGATTATCTTGAAGGTGGTAATGATGAACAACACAAACAACTGAGAGAAGGTTATGGTTATCTTGGTAAACCTGAAGCCAGAAAGATAAAAGATTATCTCTATTCTATACTAGAGGATGCATGGAAATATGAACAAGAAAAAAGACCAGGAAGAAGGAGGAAATCTTCTAAATAACAAAATAAGTAACCTGCCATCAGAGATAGATAGAGGTGTCGAGTTACTATTAAGAAATAAAAAGGGGAGGAAAGAACCAAAGACTTTACAGTTTAGACTTAACAAGATGATTTCTCTCTTCAAAAGAGAGTTCCACTTGAATATCGATTTTAGTTTCGATATAAAGAAGAAACCCCTAGGAGGTTAAGATGTTAGCAGTTACTCTCACGTTCTCAGCATTGTTTTCAGTCATGTTCCTTGTGTTAGGAACAGTACTTGGTTGGTTGGCTAAAGACTATGTACTACAAAGAGACTCTAAGTACATTCCACTTCACCCTGAGATGTTTGATGAGAATGGACAAGTTATCCCTGATGAAGTATTGGCAGTAAGGTTTGAGAATGATATGCTTGACCCCGATGATCCTTTGAACTAACTCAATAAATACGATATACTGAAACGAGAAAGAAAATTACTATGGCTACATCAACAAAACTCCCACCTAATGCTTTTGTGCATGAGATTCTTGCACATGTATCTAAACAAAAAAGTGTTGCAAAGAAAGTAGAAGCACTGCAAGAGTACCGTAATGATGCTCTTACTGCAGTTTTGATTTGGAACTTTGACGATACTGTTTATAGTCTTCTCCCCGAAGGTGAGGTTCCCTTTAACAAGAATGAAGTACCTGTAGGGACTGACCATACCTCCCTGAGAAGGGAGTGGAAGAACCTCTACCACTTTATCAAGGGTGGTAACGATAAACTCTCCAAGACCCGTAGAGAGTCCATGTTCATTCAGATGTTGGAAGGTCTTCACCCAGAAGAGGCAGGTGTCATCTGTCTGGTGAAGGATAAGAACCTTGGGACAAAATACAAACTGACCAAAGACCACGTAGCTAAAGCCTTTCCTGATATAGTATGGGGAGGTAGATCGTAAATCCTATGAAAATCGTTCACGAAAACTGTGATCTTGAAAAGTGTAACAACATCAAGTTACCAAACACTGCTTATGTTGTGACTTACAAGATCGATGGTAAAGAGTGTAATGACATTACCATCTCACAGAAACAGGTTGAGATCTTTGACCAGTATTATGACAAGTATAAGAAAGATCTAATTAAAATTGTTCAGTCAAAAGGAACAGCAAATCCAAAACTATGGAAAGGAGTGGAGAAAGATGTCAAAGGGGTTTGATATTAACTTCGAAGGTCTTGATATGAGCCAAGAAGGTGTTCAAGAACTTGTCAAGAAATATAAGAAGATCAAGAAGTATCAGAAGTCTTCACTGTTTGCGGTGAAGACTATGGATGGTACAGAAGAGATCGTATCTAAGATGGTAGAGGAAGCCCGTGAAGGAGGTTTCTGAATATGATAGAGGAGGTAGACCAGTCACACCTGTAAACCTCTTACTATTGATTAGTGAATTGGAAGGTAGTTCACAACACCTGAAATACATGGGATTTAATGATGACGAAGAAACGATCAACGAAATCAAAAAGAGGTTTTACAGAATTTACTTCGACCTCAAACGATCCCTACGACAGGCACAAGTATAGGATGAGGTTTGTTGGGACTGATAAAGCTATTGTCTTTGAAGATTATGAAACAATGAGAGTGTTTTGGTTTCAACACGCTGGTATGAAAAGACCTTGTGTTGTTGACGTAATCGATTAAACTTTGTTAAATAAATATTCGAAAGGTTAGTAGAATATGCTATCGACCAAGTATCGGCTTCGGCTTGAATTTATCTGTAAGTGTATTGCTAGTGGTGAGGAAGTAAAACTAGATGATATGGTCTGGGCACAGAAACTTGCTAAGGCAAATACATCTGCTAATGAGATGTTAAAGAAAGCAAGACGACAATCTTCTCAGGACATTGAAGAAGGTAGTACCGATGATTTTCTGAATAGGATGGGTTTAGGAGACCCCGATCCATCCAATCATAAAACGGGGTTTAGTAGTGCTGATGATATCAAGGACTGGTTTAAACAAGACAAACCTAAGGATTGGAGACAGAGGGACTAATGCAATCAGTAATCTATTCGAATAAAAGTCAAGAGTGTGAGAGAGCTATCATGCTTCTCTCAAATGTCCATGAAGATTTTCATGAGTATATCCTAGATGAAGACTTTACTGACAAACAATTTCATGCAGAGTTCGGTGATACAGCAGAGTATCCACAGATTTCTATTGGGCTGAAACACAGAGGTGGATTGAAAGAAACCCTTCAGTTCATGAAAGATAACAATATGTTCTAACCTTGACATAAATAGTGTAGAAGTGTTATAATAACACTGTCGTTCATCAGAGGTAACTCTGACGCAAGTAAGTTGACTCGGAACGGAGCGTTCATCCTATGGTTGATTTCTTTTTATATACATCACTCAGTTGTTCTGATGCCGACAGCATTATGCTACGGATGAGGAGGAACGAAGATCTTAACCATGAAGTTAAGATTGAATTGGTGGAGGTTCTAAAAGAATCTACACCAGAGTGTCCATGGGACGCAAAAGGCAACTGAAGGAACGGGGCCTAAAAATCCAACTACTTCAGGAGTATCAAATGAAAGTCACGTATCGTGGTGTGTCGTATGACACAGTTGAGTATCAGAACAGACCCCAAGTTACCAAAAAAGTAACTGAAGTCTATCGTGGTATCAATCACACCGAAACTGTAAAAGTGGAGGTATCAAAATGAATATACTTGCCATCGAGCAAAGAAAGATTCTCAAGAAAAAAGCTATCAAGGTAGCTCAACTTGAGTTGACTAAGAAAACACTTGTTTGTTCTAACAACAAGTGATATAATTAAGGGAGGTAATACTCCCTTTTTTTAATGGAAAAAGATAAACTCAAACTAATAACCAGAAACCTAAGACTGTTGGTAGATGCGCTGGAGTCTGAAGTTTATTCTGATGTAAAGGCTTATACTGAACGAATGGAAGAGACACTCCCTCCTCTCCCAGATTATGACGAGGTATTTGAAGATGATGAATGATTGGAGATACACCGATGAAAGAATGGAACTAAGGGGTGTTTGCTTAAGCATTCTTCTAAATAAGTATGGTGGAGCAAGGATTGAAGAAGCCTCCTACTCAACTAAAGATATTTACGAATGCGTCGATACCTGGGTCAGTCAAGGGAATAAAATTTCTCATGGTATCGAATCTTACTTTAAGACTTATTTTTCTAACACTACTTAATGTACGTTACACATAACAATTACGAAAGAGCTTTAAGACAATTTAGTATTCAAGTTGAATACATATGTGCAGCGGAGATGGCTGGTAAGATTGATTCTGAGGAAGCATACCAACGAATCAAGACCCAACTTAAGACAGTCAAGAAAGTTAGAAAGTCTGTTAGAACAGGCGTACAATAAGAGTCATTCTGAATATCCAAACTCGATATTCTTTGTTCAATAATGTGAGTGGAAGAAACCCAATGGACCAATCAGAAAAGATGAAACCCGGAGCTAAGTTAGTATCGGTTACGCCCGATGCTGAAAAACATATAGCATTCTGTGCTAGGGTGAGTAATCCAAACAACCAGGACAACGAAAAGTTTTCTGGTCTACTAAAGTATTGCATCAAGAATCAACACTGGAGTATTTTTGAACAGGCGTTCATGACTCTAGAGATCACAACTAACAGAGGTATCGCAGCTCAAATC